TATGTATTTCTGGAATCAGAATAAAGATAAAGAATGGTATCAGAATTTACCACCTGAGTTAAAATATTCACATTTATACATAGATACTGGTGATTTTGGTGGTAGTGGAGATATTGTCACATTACCGCTTCCACATGAAATGGGTACATTGTTTGGTGGATTGCCAATGGCATTTTGGGATGAAATGTATGAAATCAATAAAGAAGGCGTTAATGAAGCTATGAAGTTGAGCTTAGAGCAGTTAAACCCTGGTATAACACCATCAGCTATTAAGCCATTTATGCTAGTAGCATCTAATAAAACTTGGTATGGTGCGCCTATTGAAACAATGTCTGATCAAAGAAAAGAAATTCCATTTAGATATAATGATTATACAATGCCAATGGCAAAAGTATTAAGTAGATGGATATATGATAACATAGGAGCGTATGAACACGCATCCCCTAAAAAAATTGAAGTATTTGCAAACGCAGCTACAGGTGGATTAACTAAAAATATTAATGATATTGTAACATTTAGCAATAAAGAAATAGAATCTAAAGCCGATATTCCAGCAGTAGGTAAGTTATTTTTAAGAAAAAAACTTTATGAAAATAGACCTACACTTGATTTTGATAGATTCAGGCTTTTACAGCAAAAAAAGGTCAGTGAAACCATTACTCCAGAACAACAAATTGAACTGCGTAAACTAGAAGCTGAGTATAAACAATATACTAGAAATAGAAAACGCAGAGAATTACAAAAGGAAATGGAACAAAACACACCCTA